GAGCGCTATCTTCACAGCATCCATTGCGTTCTCAATGTTGTTCTTGATGCCCGATTTGACACGTGGAAGTTCGGCGGCGGCTGCTGTGATGCCGGCAACAAATTCTTTTGCGCCGATACCCATATCTCTGATGCCCTCAACTGATTGCGTGCCAAAGGCTTTTTGCATCAGTTGGGCAATATTGGGCATGGATTCAGATATAACGCTGATGTCCTCCTGCAGAACACGCCCTTTGGAAATCATCTGCGTAAATTGCCGCGTCACATTGTCAAACTCCTGTGCTGTGCCTCCGGTGGATGCAATGGCATTACCGAGTTGCTTGATGATCTCCCGTGCATCATTGGCTGCAATTCCTACGCCCTGCAATCGGATGGAAGCGCCGACCGCCTGCTCAAGTCCTAAGCCTGGATTCTCTGCAATTTTCTGAAGTTTCTCCAACTCCGCGCCTGCCTTCTCCGCGCTACCTAATTGCGACTGTAGAGCAAGGGTAAGGCTTTCCAAATCTCCGGCAGCCTTGATGGCAGCACCACCGAATAAACCAAGCGGAGCGGACAAGGACAGCGTTAAATCAGAGCCTATGCGGGATAGTTTTTCACCAGAGCGCCGGAGCGCTTTCTCGGTGGCTGCTAAAGTTTTTTCATCGAAAATTACGCCCAGCCTGACGTTTAGTGCTACTGCTTTAGATGCCATCTTTTTTTAGTTTAGCCTCCATGTAACGGGCGTAAAGTTCGGGGTTGGTTTTTTTCAGGATTTCATCTGCATCGCGATCGAACTTATCAAACTCTTCACGCTCCTTGTCGTTCATCTGTGACCGTGTTTTCAGGTGTGACTTAATCGGGGCATCCCAACTGAACGGAAGCAAATCAGCAGGCTTTTTTATCTGCTTCTTTGAATCTACCGTCTTTGCCATGATGTAGGCAACAAAGCGCGTCTGCTCCCAACCATTTTTAAACTGCTCAAAATGCGCTTCTTGTCGGTACTTGAAATAGGCAGGCGTTGCAAGGTAGAACTCTTCCTCATCCATGCCTATTTTAGCAGCCTGCCTTAACAGGTCGTGCCAATTGATTTTTACGCCCGTTTCTGCTTTGTCGGCTTCGCCGGGCTGTTCGCGTTTCCCGCGTCCTGCTGTGGGAATGAATCCTGAAACATCTGCATCATTTCAGCGATGGATTCATTGTCAAGCCAATCCGCAAGGTCATCCTCCGTGAAATCGGGCAACTTTTTGAATTGCCTGTAACCGCACGTGATGCCCGCATATATCAGGTCTGCCACCACCGACAATCGGGGCGCTCCGCCGGACATCGTTTGAAAGTCCTCTATAGCGGATCGCCCCGTTTTGCGTTCATATTGTATGAGAGCGCCCATGCCAAATTTGACAGGGTGCATTTTGCCGTTTAACTTGATTTGCGACATTTAGTGATGATTGATGTGATGGATTATTAGATAGTGGCCTGCGTCAAAGCGCCTGTTCCCTGAAATTCAGCAGAGAATGTGACGGCTTCATCATTGCCGGAGGACTGGATTTGCAGGGATGATACATAGCCGCTTCCGCTGTACTTTGCATCGCCCGTTGTGCCTGTTTGGAACACAAGCGCAACCGATGTTTGGTTTGTCCATGCTGTAAACAGTTCCTCCACGCCATTGGTGGCTGCGAAGTCCACGTTTCCGGTCACGGATGCTGTCCATGACTTTGCACCTGGCAGAAATTCAGAAACCGCGCTGCTGTCTTTGCAGGTGGTTTCAAACATATTCGTGGAAGTTGAGATAGAAGCGTCCACCTGACAGGTAATCGCAGCGGGCGTTGCTCCTGTGTACAGCTTCATGTTTTTTGCTAATACTGTAGCCATGATTTAGTCGTTGTTTTTGTTGAAGATGCGCCGCGCCTGTTGCTTTGGCGTTGTGTCGTTTGTATTCAGATCAGCCTCAATTGACGCGATAAATTGCGGCGTGGCTGTGATTGTCATATTTTCAGCGAGTGGAACACACAGGTTTTCCACCTGTGCGCCGAGCGGATATTTACGCGCCCGTGTGTCATCAGGCACTTGCTTTGCTGTTCCATTAGTCAGGAGTGGCTGTGCGTCACCCGGTGCCACATCAAGCACCGTACCTGCTCCCCAATTTTCGTAATCCTTTAAAAGTTGTATTTTCATGGTGTTGTCTTTTTATGTGATGCCTTTCTTGTCGGCCTCTGAATTAACGCGCCTTGATAGCAGGCTTACAATGTTTTGCAGCGTTGCATCTCCTGCTGCTGCTATTGCATCCTCCACGAATTTCTGTCCGGTGCGCACTTTGCCATTGCTCATTTTGACGTTGTTATTCACCATGTGAACATAGTATCCGTCAACTGTTCTGCCTCCCAATAATGGCCCGATAATAACGCCGGACTTCATGCGCCGGAAATTCAATATCCGGTATGCTTTGCGAAGGTTGCCAGGTCGGTAAGTTGCCAATCTAACACCGAATCCTTTAGGCATTCGCTTTCCCTTCTTTTTGATACGCTTGTATCTGCTGTGCGGCTTCGATCCCACCGGAACACGGCCTTTTAGCGCTGAAACCAACAACCCGCCCGCCTCTTTTATGTCGTTCTTTGCATCTCGCTGCACATCCTTTGACATCCTGCGAAGTTTGCCACCGAGTACGTTTATTTCCTGCTGTAGCCTCGCATCCATTAGTTAGCAGTTATGAACTGATAAACAGATGTGCGTGAAACAAACAGTACATCCTCGTCCATGCCATCAGTAGATGAAATGTATTTGCAGCCCTCCACCGTTACGCCTCCGGCTGTGCCTGTAACAAAGTCAAGCGCATCCCTGACTGCCACATCTACATTGTCCAGCGCTCCGTATGCGTTTAACCCCTGCTTCGCTTCGGCCCAATATGTAAAGGTTACGGTTGCTGTGTCGTGATCACTTTTCCTGTCTTTCTGATTGTCAGTCGGTGCATTGGACACCGTGAATACAATGGCAGGATAAGTGGCATCTTCAGGAATGAAGACAGGATAAATACGAGTGCCAACAAGCGCCGTAACGGCTGCTGTTGCGCTTAATTTGGCGTAAACGTATTGACCTACTTTCATCAGTCGTGCCTTTGTGCTGTGATCAACAGCGATTGCCTGAAGTCAGGCTTTTGGATGTACATTATATCAAACAGATCGCCTTCAAAGTTGATCCTCATTTTCTCGTTTAGTCCGTCACGATATGCAATATCAAACGTAACAGCGGTTTGTGTCGTGGGCCTGTCTGCCATCATCTCATCTGCATTGCCTCCCATCTTGTACGTCACCTTTGCCCACACTTCAGTATATCGCGTCCAGGTTAACAACTCCTGTCCGGATGTGCCGCGTGATGTTGTAGGCTGCTCAAACATGATTCTGTGCCGCCTTTCGCCTATTTGTGTCTGCTTTGCCATTGGTTCAAATTATATCCAGCGCCTAAGCGGTTGAAGCAGAACATCTGACATACTGAACTCCGTTTCGCGGCTGTCCTCTCTGTTCGTGTATGCTCTGCCAATGCGGGAAAGGATACCAAGTCGCACGGTGTCAGGTATGTTAATCGAACTTGTGCCATATCCAGCTGTGTACGTGATTGTCACAGCGTCCGGCCTGATTTGCACATCCGAAGGGTAGCTGTAGTTCACTTTGGGCATGACGGTTGCGCCACCTGATGTTACTTTTACATCGTACTGGTTCGATGGCCATGTTGTGAGCGTGCCGGAACTGTTATAATACTCAATCGCAGAAACTGACTGAATCGGAACAAGTCCGGCCAAAGTCATAGGCCGAAGGCTGTCATAAGGGAATTGCTTGTGGCATTCAGATACGACCTTGTTAAGAAGAGCGACCTGATACGACCTTTCAATCAGATCGCATTGCGCCCGAATAAGCAGCATCAGGTACTCATCATCATGACGCAGGTCATCCATGCGAAGTTGCGCCCTGGCATCCTCGATGGCTACGGGCAACTCTTCGCTGATAGTTTCAGCATTGACCGTGTAGCCTGTGTAGTACGGGCTGTGTGTGGTATTGTAGTCTGATGCTATCATGTGATATAGATGATTGTTCCTTTGGTTGCGCTGTCGTGTGCTGCTCCTG